CAATCCGGGTAAAAAGGCAGCTTGGGAGGTTTTCTTTCAACCTCTGGTACAGCTTCGTCTCTGGCTTCGCTGGCATCCTTCGGTTCCTCTTCCAGACTCTCGGCTACCTGTTCCGGGGTGACGTCGATCACAGGGCTGCCGTTGCCGTACAGCTTCTTGATCTCCTGCAACTTTCGCATGACCTCCTCCTTGCTCATGGAGTCGATCGTACCGTGCCTGATCTCCTTGCGATCGATGTAGATCGTGCCCAAGGCCTGGCCTCGACGGTATTCAGCCTGGACGGCAGCGCCATAGGCTCCCGCCGCCAGTGCCTGGTCACGGATCACCTGTAGGTCGCGCATGTGGCGCTCGTAGGTCGTGCCGTACTTCTCGGCCATCTCCGCGCGCATCTTCTGGATCGCAGCGACGATGTGCGGGTTCTTGTCTGGGTCGGTCAGGTCTTCGGCGCGCCGCTTGGCGTTCTTCTCTGGCCACCCTGCACGAACCACGGCCTCCCGCAGAGTCACGTGGCCGTCCCCGGCTACGAACTCGTTGACGAACTTCCACTCCTGCGTGGTGAGCTGCTTCTGCTTCTTCGGGACGTTGGGGACAGGGCGGTTGATCTTCTCGATCGTCTTTGGCTGAAGCCCTCTGCTGATCTGCTTGCCGAACTCCTTGTCCGCCTTGCTAGTCAGCTTCACGCGACCCTCCAGACCCGCCAGCCCTCATCCACACGCCGGCACGAAAACTTCGTCCCGTGGCGCTTGGAGAACATCCAAGCGGCGCTACGCGCGTTCTTGGCTGACTCGGCATCGGGTAACAGGAAGCTGTCCCCTACGGCCATGACAGGGAAGGGGTACTTCTCCCGCTGGGCTTCGGCGGGGATCGGGATGCCCGTGTCAACTGTTAACATGCCAACAGTCTACTACGAACAATTTCCGGGAGTCCAGCCAGTCCGTGTGCCAGTAGTAGTACCTGAAAGGGGTCTAATGAAAAAAAAATTTCTAGAAAAAAGGTCGCGCGCGCATCCCAGATAAATTTCACTGAATCAGTCAGTGTAAGTCACTGTGTACTCGTAACCTACTGATTCATAATGCTTATTACACCATTACGTCAAAAACACTTTTTTTTCAAACTTTTTAGAAAAAAAACTAGTAGACCCCTCTCAGCCTCTACTAAAGCGCGTTAAACCGTGCTTTTCGGCAATTAGTTGATATACTGGCCCTTGGTCCATGATCCTTGAGCCATTAACAATGAAACAAGTTGACATTAACAGACTTTATCAGTTGTTCAGTTACAACTCCCGAACAGGTGACCTGTTGCATCGTTACACAGGGCGTCCCGTTTTAACCCGTGACAGGGCTGGTGGCTTGGTCACCAAGGTCAACGGACGGACGTACTCCGCCCACAAGATCGCTTGGTTCTTGACGCATGGCGAGTGGCCCTCGTTCCAGTTACGCCACCGCGACGGCAACCGCTCGAACAACCGCATTGAGAACCTTGAGCCGAAGTCGGTAGACCGCCCCAAATAAAAAACCCCGCCCTTTCGGGCGGGGTGGCGGCAAGTGCAGGGTGGGTGTCCCCTCTCTAGGGAGCGCCGCCTAGGCTAGCTACTGAACTTCGGAGCCCATGATCTGCTTAAACCGTCCTTCGAGCATCTGTGCGGCTGCGTGGGCCGGCATGATCTCGCCGAACTCGATCTCCGACACGTCGAGGTCCTGATCCATGGTCCCTGGCACGTGGACCACGGGGCCTACGAGCCCGTAGCGCGTCCCGTTGATGGTGACCACCACCATCTGTACGAGCGGCATGTCATCGGTCGTGACGAAGTTGATGTGTTTCATACAGTTTGGATCTTGCGCTTGGATTCCATCCAGTGCAAGTCGAGGAGCAGGCTCTCGACTTGTGCCTTCAGTCCATCCCGTTCGTCCTTAAGCTGCTTGATCTCCTCCGAGAGTGCCTCTACGAGGCAGTCCTGTACCTCGATACGGCGTCGGAGCGCGAATATGTACTCCCGCATAGCCAGATCCTCCACTGGCTGTGGCGGGTCCTCTGTGCTGTTTATGGCCGGCCTGAGCATTAACGGACCCTCCCCCGCAGCTTGTCGGCCACGAGCTTGGCGTAGCCGGCGATATCGTCCCAGTTGTCGATCTTGTCTGGGTTGCCGTTGACGATGCGTGACATCTTGGTCGCGATCATCTCGAGGGCTTCCCACTGTTCGTCCGAGAATAGGCTTCCCATCTCATCGGCGTGGTCGGCCATGGCGCGCTTGAGGGCCTGGGCGAGCCGGGCGTTATCGGCGAATGCGCCGTAGTCCTTGGCCCGTGAGTCGAGGATCGCGTCCACTGTATCGGTCTTCGGTGCGATCGCGTCCATCTCCTTCAGCACTTGGGTCAGCAGCTCCTTGCGCGCGGAGGGCTTGCCGGTCGCCTTGTCCCGCAGCTTGTAGGCGTAGGGGATGGAGATGTTGAAGCGTTCGGCAACGCTACGGACCTTCGCGCCGGGGTTATCGAGGAACCACTGGTAGGCCTTGGTGGTGAAGTCAGACTTTTTGAACTTTTTAGTACGAGCTTTCATCGGATGTTGTCCTTTTGTTGGAGCATGTAAGCCATGCAAGAGGGAGCGATCGTCTTTCCGTCCGAATCGAATGCACAGGCTGCGGCGATCGGATCAGCGGAGCGATCGAGATACGTTGCGCGGGTGTGATCGCGGAATGCGAAATAGCTTAAAAACAACGCGAAAATAAGCGCAGTACAAGCGATCACTGCAACAAACATTTTGTCTACGGGTTCCATCGAGTTCTCCTTTCTATGCTTTCTAACAGTTAAAAGTAGTCTCTTCCGCCTCTCGAACATCTCCAATTAGGTGGTGGGAGGTGTTTATCGAGAGGCCTGCGTTTATACCGCAGGATCAAAGTTATAACAACAGTGGCCAACAAAAACAATAGTAGCGTTAGGCCGTCCATCAAAACCTCCTTCATTTCTTCTTTCTCTTGGCCGTTATACTCTGCTGTTCCTCCCAGTGCAACACCCTATGGCAGTTGGCGCAAAGCGGTATGCACTTCTCCTCCGCCTCGCGGATCGCCTCGGCTATGTTTCTTTGCCTCACCGCCAACTTATTGACCGAACGCTTGCCTTCTTTGATCAGGTGGTGAAAGTCGATGATCGCTGGATGCGTCTTTCGGCAATGGCTACAGCGCTGCTTCGACTTGTAAGCGATCCACTCTGTTCTATTCTTATCCCTAGCCTCCCTGGAGTTATTGATAACCTTTCGTCTGTTTGATTCGTACCACTTCCGTGCATACACCTTTTGTTTGGCCTTGCGTACGGCCTCGTCCTTGAACGGCATCGAACCCCCTATAACCGTTTACTCCAGTACAACGCTCGTGCGAACGAGTACAAAACTTTGGGGGTGTAAAGCCTAAACCCGCAGGCGATGAGGTTATTGGCGCTTGGTACGTTGTCGGTCGTATCGGATACGGCCCACTTGTAACCGTGGCGCTTGGCCCATGCCAGACGAACGCGGATGAGTTTTCGTTGAACCCCCTTGCCCCGAGCGGCGGGGGTGACCCCGCACCGGCCGAGGTAGATACCGAGTGGTATCTGCTGTGAGGGGGACAGGCACGCGAACGCCACCGGCGTGCGCCGATGGTAAGCGAGCCACCAGACCCCCTCTTCCGGAAAGTATAGAGAGTCGTGCGGCAGACAAGCCCGTTGCAGCGCGACTAGAGTTTCTTTGGTTTCCGGATCTGAAGGGTCGACCTGTGTACAGACGACCTTCATGGGTCGTCAGTGTACAAAGATTGCGTGTTATTTCAACGACACGCCGTAGTATCTTGAGACTGTTTCAATAGCGTTCAAATGATTAGATATCTCGGCGATATCACGATCCTTGTCGGGATCGAAGATAGCGATGCCCTTGCCGGCCTTGCGGCTTTTAAGGTCCTTGGTCAGTGAGCCGTGGATACTGCGAAGTTCCACTTGCATGATCTGCTCAACAAGCTCGCACGATAGTTCGAGCTTCAGCTCATTCGTTACTTTGGGCAAGAACTTCTTCGCGGCCTGCTTGCCGAGTGTGCGCTCTAGTACAGCTTTGCGACTCATTGTAGCTCTCCTTTCTTCCATAAGATGTAGTCGTATTGTTTGATCCCCCGGTGCAGGGCAGAGGCCAGGTGCAGGGCAGAGGCCAGGTGCATAGGGTTCAGGCCCCACTCCTGGGCGAGGGGTTTGTAGTTGATGCGCTTTTTGTTGGCCCTGGCGCTTGCCCTGCGCTCACGCAGTACCTTGTACTGCTCAAACGTGATGCCTGGGTTGTAGCGGGACGGGCGGGTGTATTCTTTCTTCATAACTGTTT